TTGGCAGGTGGTGAGTTAGGAGTTATAGTTGCACCAGCTGGTATTGGTAAATCTTGGACACTACAAGCTCTTGGTGCTCACGCAGTTGCCACAGGTAAGACAGTAGTTCATTATACATTAGAGTTAAATGCTCAGTATGTAGGATTAAGATATGATACAATAGTAAGTGGACAACCAACAGGTAACTTACAATATCATAAAGAAGAAGTATTAAAGAAAATTAATCAATTAAAAGGTGAATTAATAATTAAATATTATCCAACAAGAACTGCAAGTGTCAATACATTGGCCGCTCACTTACAACAATGTGAGATGCAGGGATTAAAACCAGATATGGTTATTGTAGATTATGCAGATATCATGAAATCAACATCTAACTTCACAGAAAAAAGACATCAGATAGGTCATGTGTATGAAGAGTTACGAGGTATGGCAGGTGAGTTTGACATTCCATTATGGACTGCTTCACAGGCAAATCGTTCATCATTAGAAGAGGATGTGATTGGTGCAGACAAAGTTTCAGAAGATTATTCAAAGGTCATGACTGCAGATTTTGTAATGAGTATGAGTAGAAAAGTGGAAGATAAGATTGCAAATACAGGTAGATTCCATGTAATTAAAAATAGGTTTGGGCCTGATGGTATTACATTCCCTGCAACTATTAATACTAATACAGGTCACATACAAATCTATGAAACTAATACACAAGGTGGACAAGAAGCACAAGGTAAAATGAATAATGCAGATGAGTATATTCGTAAAACCTTGGCACAGAAGAAGAAGGATTTTGATGCAGGTGGGTTTGAATAAAACTTCAAAGAAAATCTTTTTAAAACTTCTAAAAAAATAACAAATGTGCCTTTATTCTCCGTATATATTATAGTTATATTGGGAGAAAAAAAAACAAAAACATAGGAGTAAGTTTCAATGGAACAAAACAAATTTAAGTTATCTGATAACTTTATAAATAAATGGAAAAGAAAGAAACCACCATTTGGTTTTAATGGATTAGGTGAATTAGTCTATATGAGAACCTATTCTCGTATCAAAGAGGATGGTAAAAATGAAAGATGGTGGGAAACCGTTCAAAGAGTTGTAGAGGGAACTTATTCAATGCAGATGAATCATATTGATTCACATCAATTAGGTTGGAATCCATGGCAAGCTCAGAAGTCTGCTCAAGATATGTATGAAAGAATCTTCAACATGAAGTTCTTACCACCAGGTCGTGGTTTATGGGCAATGGGTACACCAATCACAGAGGATAAAGGTTTATATGCTGCACTAAACAATTGTGCATTTGTATCAACAAAGACACTAAAAGATGATTACTCAAAACCTTTTTGTTTCTTAATGGATGCATCAATGTTAGGTGTTGGTGTAGGATTTGATACTAAGGGTGCAGGTGAAATACTTGTCAAAGGTGTTGATAAAGATAGAGAAACAACATTTGAAATACCAGATACTCGTGAGGGTTGGGTAGAATCATTAAGGTTATTATTAGAAAGTTATTTTCATGGACAACCAAAAGTAAAATTTGATTATAGTAAAATCAGACTGGCAGGAGAACCAATCAAAGGATTCGGTGGAGTATCATCAGGACCAGAACCATTAGAAGAAGTTCATGGAGACATCAGAAAAGTCTTAGAAAATAATAGTGGTAATCCAATCACAATCACAACCATCGTAGACATTATGAATCTAATTGGTAAATGTGTTGTGGCTGGTAATGTTAGACGAACTGCAGAGATTGTATTTGGTGACCCTGATAATGAAGAATATTTAGACTTAAAAAATTACAAAGTAAATCCACATAGAGACCAATATGGTTGGACAAGTAACAATAGTATATTTGCAGAACTTGGTATGGATTATACAGAAGTTTCAAAACGAATCGTAGATAATGGAGAACCAGGACTTGCATGGTTAGATAATATGAGAAAGTATTCTCGTATGAAAAATGGTGGAGATAACAAAGACCACAGAGTTATGGGTGGTAATCCTTGTTTGGAACAATCATTAGAAAGTTATGAATTATGTTGTTTAGTGGAAACATTTCCTGATAACCATGATGACTTTGAAGATTATGCACGAACACTAAAATATGCATACTTATATGCAAAAACCGTAACACTCGGAAGAACACATTGGTCAGACACGAATCGTGTTATGTTGAGAAACAGAAGAATCGGTTGTTCAGTAAGTGGTGTTGCACAATTTATAACTCACAGAGGTTTAGATGAGTTAAAGGAATGGTTAAATAATGGATATGATGTCATACAAGAATGGGATGATGTATATTCTGATTGGTTTGCTATACCAAAATCAATCAAAACTACTTCAGTTAAACCGAGTGGTACCGTTTCATTATTGGCTGGTAGTACTCCAGGTTTACATTATCCCGAAAGTAGGTTCTATATAAGAAGAATTAGATTATCAATCAATTCGGAGTTGGTTGAACCATTGAAGAAGGCAGGTTATAAAATAGAACCTGCATTTGGTTCTGAAGATTCAACATTGGTGGTTGAGATACCAGTTGATGTCGGTGAAGGAATAAGAACTGCAGGTGACCTAAGTATTTGGGAACAATTCAGTTTGGCCGCTTTTCTACAAAGACATTGGGCAGACAACCAAGTTAGTTGTACCGTAACTTTTAATCCTGAAACAGAGAGTGAAGAGATACCAAATGTATTGAATTACTTTCAGTATCATTTGAAAGGTATTAGTTTATTACCAAGACATGATTATGGTGCATACAAACAGATGCCTTATGAAGCGATTGATGAAAAAGAATATAATAAACAGATGGGTAAACTTGGTAAGTTATCATTTGGTGTAATTAAATCAGAAGAAGCCAACATAGAAAAATTCTGTGATGGAGACTTTTGTGATATAGAAGAAATAACACCAACAGCAGGTGATAACGATGACCAAGAGTACACAAATGGTTAAAGGTTTCACATACCCTGGCAGAAGGCACACCAGAATAAAAATGTGCTGTTCACAAGTAAACAAACAAGGAGATGATTATGAACTATCGTAATCTTATCGCATCTGTAGTACTTATGACTGGATTGTTCGCACAATCTATTCACGGAGTTATTACTGATGTAAACTCAAATCCACTTGAAGGAGCTAATGTTGTAGTTGTTGGAACAGATTTAGGTGCAGTATCTAATGAATTAGGTATCGCACATATTGATATTCCAGCAGGAACCTACGATGTAACTGCTTCTTTTATTGGTTACTCTACTCTAACTCAATCAGTTGTAGTTGGAGAGGGTATGGCTACATTAAATTTTATAATGAAATTTAGTGCAGTTGAACTATCAGATGTAGAGGTGTTAGCATCTCGTGCATCTGTAACTACACCTGTTGCTTACACTAATGTTAGTAAAGAGGAAATGGAAGTTCGTCTTGGTTCACAAGACATTCCAATGATTCTTAACACTACACCAAGTGTATATGCAACTCAACAAGGTGGTGGTGCGGGTGATGCTCGTATCAACATTCGTGGTTTCAACCAAAGAAATGTTGCAGTGATGATAAATGGTGTTCCCCAAAATGATATGGAGAACGGATGGGTCTATTGGTCTAATTGGGATGGAGTAGGTGATGCTACATCTTCAATTCAGGTTCAAAGAGGTCTATCAGCTGTTAATCTTGCTACACCTTCTATTGGTGGAACTATGAATATCATTACCGACCCAACATCTTTTGAAAAGGGTGGGAAGTTCAAACAAGAAGCTGGTGATGGTGGTTTTCTAAAAACTACTTTCAACTATAATACTGGTCTTTTACTTAATGACAAGTTGGCTTTGAGTGGAACTATTGTTCGTAAAACAGGTGATGGAATCATTGATGGAACTTGGACAGACGCTTGGGCATACTACTTTGGTGGTAGTTATGCTGTAAGTGAAAACCAACGATTTGAAATATATGCCATCGGTGCTCCACAACGACATGGACAAAATCTATACAAACAGAATATTGCTACTTACTCACAAGAGTTAGCTGGTGATACAGACGGATATGATACTGATGCATTTGCAGAAGGTAACAAATTTGAAACTGAAGCAGGTAGATTGTTCAATCAAAATGTCGCACCTATTGACCCATCATATACAGGTAAACAATACTGGTATATGTATGGTGCAAGAACAACCAATAGATTCAACAAGAACTTCTTGAACGAAAGAGAGAACTTCTTCCATAAACCATTAGTGAATTTAAATCACTTCTTAACTATCAATGATAAAACAAGATTAAGTTCTGTTTTATATTGGAGTGGTGGTTCTGGTGGTGGTACTGGTACATATGGTAGTGTATCAAGAACACCAGCAGTTGAAGGAGAAAGATGGTATGCAAGTTCACCATGGCAATGGGATTGGAACTCTGAGATTGCTCAGAATTCTGATAACATTGACGAGAACTTCTCTACCACAGAAAATCGTTCAACAGGAATTCTTCGTAATTCTATTAATCGTCAAGACACATATGGTTTGATTTCAAAATTAAACTATGAGTTGAATGACAACATAGAACTACAAGTTGGATTAGATTGGAGAACTGCTCGTATAGAACACGCTCGTGAAGTTCGTGATTTATTGGGTGGAGATTACTATGTTGATTATGCAGACGACAACTTTGAAGAAGGTAAAGTCGTGAGACTTGGTGACGAGATTGCATATCACAACGAAACAACCGTAGATTGGTTAGGTGGATTCGTTCAAGGTAATTATACTACAGAAAAACTAAACCTATATGGTATGGGTGGAGTTTCTTCTATTGAGTATAGTTATCAAGACCATTTCACTATTGCAGATGAAGTAATTACTGCAGACCCAATCACAACTTACCAAGTTAAAGGTGGTGCATTATACAATGTAAATGAGAACCTTGGAGTATTCATTAATAGTGGATATGTTCAAAAGGCTCCTATATTAGATAATGTTATTACTTATGATGGAGTAGTTGCAACCGACCCTGATAATGAGAAATTCTTACACAATGAGGTTGGTGTAAACTTCGGTACACAAAAACTTGGAGTTAGAGTAAGTGCTTATGATACCGATTGGCAAGATAGAAACCTTACAAAATCAGTACAAACTGGTCAAGGTTCATCAGGTGATACTGATGTTATCTTCCTAAAAGGTGTAAATCAGAAACACCAAGGTCTTGAGATTGAAACTAAGATTCAACCAAATGATATGATTGAACTTGACTTAATCGCAAGTTTTGGTAATTGGAAATTTGAAGGTGATGCCGATGGTACTTACCAAGAAAATGAGTACAATGACGAAGGCCA